AGTTTGACCAGTTTGTCCAGCACCAGTCGCACCAGTTTGACCAGCAGCACCAGCAGCGCCAGTTTGACCAGTTTGGCCAGCACCAGTTGCGCCAGTTTGACCAGTATTACCTTGCGAACCTATGGGTGAATTTTCGTAACTTAAACTACCGTCTGGATTGACTCCAAGACTATTAAAAGTTCCATCTGGGTTAGTGAACCTAATACTTCCAGTGCTTATATATAAATCTTTAACTAGTTGGCCTGTTGACCCTATATCATACTCATTAGTGTCAGCAGGTAAAAAGTTTCCATCTGCATCTTCTGACCAAAAAGAAAAAACTGACCCCGTGGGTCCAGTTTGTCCAGTAGCACCAGATTGGCCTACTCCAGTAGAACCTGTTTGACCAGTTTGACCAGTTTGACCAGTTTGACCAGTGTTACCGCTACTACCAGTTTTACCAGTATTCCCTTGACTGCCTACGCTACCAACAGCCCCAGTTTGACCAGTAGCACCAGTATTCCCAGAGTTTCCCTGAGCACCTGTATTACCAACCGCTCCAGTTTGACCAGAGGCTCCAGTGTTCCCGCTTTGACCAGTTTGACCAACATTACCTTGAGGACCAGTTTGTCCAGTAGCACCAGTGGCTCCAGTATTTCCGCTCTGACCAGTTTGACCTATATCACCTTGAGAACCAGTTTGACCAGTAGCACCAGTGGCTCCAGTATTTCCGCTCTGACCAGTTTGACCGATATCACCTTGAGAACCAGTTTGACCAGTAGCACCAGTTGCCCCTGTTTGGCCTGAGTTACCACTAGCACCAGTCTCACCAGCACCTGTTTGACCAGTAGCACCACTTGATCCAGTATTACCAGTTTGACCTGTGACACCAGTCTCACCAGCACCTGTTTGACCAGTAGCACCACTTAATCCAGTATTACCAGTTTGACCAGTAACACCACTTTCACCTGCACCTGTCGCACCTGTGTTACCAGTCGCACCTTGTGGGCCTCTTAGACCCGTATCTACGGTTGGGGCCGCAGCAGTATCAGAAACAACATTTACAGACTGTCTTTCTGAAACTGTAACGCTTGCAGAAGTCGCGTCAGAATCCGTAACGACGCTAATAGCTTGTCTTCCTGATACTGTAACGTCTACAGACATATTATGTCGTTACTTCTGGAAACACTAATATCTTACCATCAACAACATTTTCGGCGTAAGTCCCACTGTGTATCTCGACATTGTAGACAGCCTCACCAACTGGCAAAGTAGCGGTATTTGAAGCTAATATCTTTATATTTATCTGGCCACTTTGAGGAACCCCGCTATAAGGGGCCAAATCTATTAATGTACCAGTATCGCCGTATCGACGTTTAGCTTTTCCTCTTATACCATACTGGTTTAAATCTATGAAGTCGCCATCGCTATCTTTAAGAGTAAAGGTAACAAAAAACTCAGATCCTTGTGTAATATTAAGATTATAGCTAGTCGCCATAAATATTATTACACTTTTTTAACGATTTATTGAAAAACTATCTACCTTCAGATAGTATTTTTAAGACTTCTGGCGATATATTGGGGGTGTCTTTTTTATCTTCGATTGGTTTTTTGTAAGCCGATGAAAATTTTAAAAACTCTTTTAACAAAGTTCTAGTCAATAAATCTCTATTATCTACTGGTATTATACCTATAGATGCAGCATGAGCGAATATATCTGACTTCGACATATCATCTAACTTAGCCTTATATTCTTTATCGCAAAGAGTGCCATACTTACTAAGACCATCGTCACCCCAAATTTGATCTAACGTGGTTGGTTGGACTTTCTCTTCTTTACCGTGAGCCTGAGAAATGTCAGTTAACTTTTCAGCTTTTTTTCTTCTACCCATAATGCTTAAACTTACACTATTTTTACAAAAAAGCGAATAAAAATAAATAAAAAACCCCGCCCGAAGGCGGGGTTTGAATTTCGAAACTAACTAATTTCTTAGCTAGCGTCAAGGAAGATACCAGCAACGGCACGGGCGTCAACAAGAACGCGACCTTCTTCCAATGATCCGTAGAAACCTTGCTTGTCCATACGGTTGATAGCAAACTGCTCGTCAGGAATAGCAGTAAAGGTAGAACCAGTATCTGCGTTACGAGCGATAGGACGAACGAAAGCGCCCTTACTGTTATCAACACCAACCAAGATTTGATCGGCTGATCCGTCGAACTGCTGTCCACCAGTATTATCATGCTTCTTATAAGCAGTAGTTCCAGCGAACGTATCGAACAAGGTGTTGTACTTCTGACCAACGCCAAGCTCATTCAACTCAGTGATGTTAACACCAAAGATCTCTTGGGAACCAGCAGATCTATAGATGTCGTCACGGATATTGTCTGGCAAGTCGGTGTGAGTTCTGCCAGCATTGTTGTCAGCGCCACCAACGGCATTGTAAGCAAATGCACGGATGTTAGCTTTAACTTCAGGACTTACGAATAAGTCAGTTACACCTTGACTATAAGCGTCAGAAGGAGTACCACCAGCAAAAGAAGAGTTGATGCGCTTCATACGAGTCATCAAATCATTCAAAGAACCGATGTTGAAGTTACTTTGGCTAGCTTCACGAACAACGTGCTGATAAGCAGTACCGTCAACATCAGTTGATGCCTCGGCCAAGCCCTTCATAACAACAGACCAAGCATTACGCTCTTGCTTAACAAGAACTTCTTGGGCCATGCGTTCAACAGCCTTGCTGACAACATCCAAACGAGCCTTGCGAGCATAACGTTTGTTAAAGCTAACAGCAGAATCCAAACGATAAGTAGCGATTTTCAATTCGCTCATGCCTTCAACATAAGAAGAAGGAAGACCACCAGCTAAGTTTTGGCTCCATACGGTTACAAAACCTTTGCCTTCATTGTAGTACAAATCAAGTGGGTAACTTGGGTTATCATCCTCATCATAAGGAGCGTCAGTGTAGATCGAGGAAGCGGTAGCGGCTTGATAGATAACCTTCTGGACCACTGGTCCCAAGAAAGCGGCAAAAGCCTCGGATGCTTCTCTAGCTACAGCAGGATCTTTAGAACCCATTGCGCGAATGAGTTCTACTTGCTCTGGAGTATTTTTTAATTGTAATCTCATTTTAAATTCTCCTCTGTAATTAGAGTTCTAATTTGATTAAAACGACGCCATCAGAATCTGGAGCACCAAGAGCCTGACCGACTTTAGTACCAGCAGAACCAGTAGTGATTTCACCACCAGCAGCGGTGTAAAGAGCAGTACCTCCTACTGGAGATTGGGCTGCTAAAGTAGCACCACTGTAAAGGAATACACCTTTAGTAGCAACTGGAACGGCTTGTCCACTCAAGGCAACGTCCATTTCAGCGGCCTTGCGAGGATTGAATTTCAATTTTTCACCGTTTTCATCTTCTTCTTTTACATCGTGTAAAAGGATACCAAAAGGGGTGTCAGCAGCACCGCAATCAGCAACAGCCGCTGCAACGCCGTAACGCTCAGAAACAGTGTTGTTGAAAGCGCTACCAACGTCTCCCAAGAGTTCGATTTCGTCGGTGGATTTCCAACCATTGCCCATGATTTTGACAAGCGTGCCTTTATCAACAGGAATGGTTCCGCTATATTTGAAGAGATTTACAACGTCGTGTTCGTCGTAGTCTCTGAATGGTCTTAGTGTAGGCATATTAAATATCTCCTAAAATTACTTAATTTCATAACCCTCTTCTAACGAAAAGGCTGACTTATATTTTTCAATTAAAGTTGGCTCGGAAGCTTCGCTTGTAGTAGGAATTTCGCTCTTAGCCTCAACAGCATTATCAATAGCTTCTTCAACTACCGCTTCTGCTGGGGTTTCTTGAGCAACAACTTCTTCTTCTACCTGCTCGGTTTCTTCAGCAACGGACTCTTCTTGAACTTCTTCAGCTTGATCTTCTGCCTTTACTGTTAAAAGCATACCCATTTTGCTGGAGTAGGTCTCGAAAGACTCCTCGTCTAATTCTTGAATTTCAGAAGCAATCAAAGAGCGAACATCATCACTCAACTCATACTTCTCATCAAACATAGACATGCGCTGGTTGAATTTCTCTTCAGCTTCTTTAGCTGCTACCTCGCTTTTGATTTGATCTAAAGATTCGGAAATCTTATCGAAGTCCTCTTTAAGCTTGGTGTGCTCTTCTAATAGTTGCTGATGTTCTTCTTGAGATGCCTGAAGTTTTCTTTCCACTTCTTCTTTCTCGGAAACAAATTGCTCAGAAGCTTTCTTAAACTCCTGCTCAATAAAGTCCGATACTACAGAAGCTTTGAGATCTTTCAAGTTCTCATCGGTAATATCTTTGATTGATTCTATCTTATCCATAATAGATTCCTTATTAGTTTTTACATTATTTTCTTGTAAATGGGAACTTTTTTCTGCATTTTTTTCTAAATTTGCAGCTATATCCACTTGTTCACAAGATTCTGCTTCAGACTCATCTGCATTGGCGGACTCGTAAGATTGTTTTGTTACCACTCCTTTTACGTCAGCGGCTGGGTTTTCGGTTAAACCGATGCCCAATGGTAATACATTATTAATGACTTGTCTATATATTTTCTTGCCATTTTTCAAAGTACCAGAACCACCAAATGCTCTTAGGTACTTTTTATACTTGCTTACATCTTCCGAGTTAGAGAATATCTCTGCATATTCTATGTTTTTATCCTCTTCCTCTAAAGCAACTATATTATATTCGCTAAATCCTAGCTCCCAACTTGCTGATACCTTCATGTAAGACTCGCTAGTGGGATCGCTTGCTTCTTCAATTATCGCGGCTAATTTAGAGTTTACTATCTTCCAAACTACACCGCCTAAAGCAACGTTAAAGGGTCCATTGTACTCAGATAGCTCTTCTTTTGCAATTGGCTTATCCGTGCCAAATTCAGTAAACCCTACAGTTAGTATAACACCAACTACTTTTTCTCTATTGTGCTCTATATTTATTGGTTTATTTATGAAGTACTCACTCATAGCCAATGCTGTTTGAGTATCAACTACATCATGATTTTTATTAACTCTATTAGCTACACAGGCGTTGAAAGCTACTGGCAGTAAATCTATGTTCTTTTCTACATCTATTTCTGGTATTATCTCGCCTATTTCAATCAAGCTAGCTAAAGCTAGATACTTATCTTTTTGTTCATTAACCAAAGGTTTTATGTTTGAACTAAAGATCGTTCTGTATTTAAAGTCTTCCATTTTAGCCATTTTTTAAAAATCCTTTTAGTATATTACACCAAAACTTCATATTATTAGTATAAAATATACGACATTTGATTTTTTGGTTCTATATACAAATCATCTATGTCGGTAATATTGAAATCTTTCAAAAACTCATCGCAGTCTTTAGACGCTTCGGTTATATCATTTTCATCTGGAGCGAATGGTTTGGAGTAATCAAACTTTTTATCAACCATTCTTAAATACATTACAATCGAAGCCACGGACCATACTTTAAGGTCTTTTACGTGATCTTGTTCTTTAAAGGTTGCGTTGGAATTACAGAATACTTCTTTTAAAGTATTATACGATACTTTTCTATCGCTTTGTGAATTATGGTTTTTCTGTTTTGTTTTTAAGAGGTCTACCACTCTTATAGAAGCGTCTATATCGTTTTGCAAACTTGCAGCTTGCTCGAAGCCTTTTGTATTTACTTCGATCTCTATACTTTGCTGCTTTTCCTGTTCTTGGTGCATCTTGCTCTATAAGTTACACAAATAATAGAGCAAAAAAATTAAAAAACAAATATTTTTTCAAAAAAAAAGGCCACTCTAAAAAGAGTGGCTTGTAAATCACACTAAGTTATTATTACTTAGCTTCTTTAACAGTCGGGAACGGAATGTTCACATCCACTAATGGAGCAGTAGCATTGATGCCCTTCTTCGTCACACCGAAGTTTAAAACAGCATCTTTATTTGCACCTGCGCCAACCGTCACAGAAGGAAGGTTTTGACTGGATGCACAACCTACGCCGATAAAAATCGCCGCACCGAGTGTTAGTAATGTTAGGATATATTTCTTCATAACAATGAACTGATCTATAAGGTAAAGGTTTTATAAAAAGAAGTCAATACTAATCAGTGGGTAATCCACCTGCGTACCATCCCTCTGGTAACTTTACTTTATTCTTGGAAAGTACCCATTCCCCGTTTTTTTGAACGTAGACTCTACCTGAGACATCTGGGCCTATCCGAACTAAATTAGATTGAGTATCAACAAAAACAACTCTTGTTGACCCACAGCCAGCAAATAGTAGAGACATTAAGATTAAAAATAAAATAATAATTTTTTTCATTTTTTTAGATTTTTTTCTTGCTCTTCTATTCTTTCGCGCCATCTGTCTTTCAAGTCTTTGGGTGTTGTATCTGCATCGGTAGCCTTAGTATCTTTTTTTACTTCAGCGGAAAGCCACTCTAACAGGGCTTTAAATAATGCAGATAACCAAGACATTTAGACTATTGCTTTTTAGCTAGACCTCTGGAAATGGTATAACCTAAAGCTGCGGCTGTACTGCAAATGAATCCAAATATCTTATCTGCATTTGATGCACCCTCTGGGTCTACGACTCCTGCTCCCCACAAAAGAGAGCAAACCGTCACCGCAACTGTGATCCAGAATTCTGTAGTCTTATATCCTTGTTTTGGTTCTTTATTATTAGTAGGCATAATATATTATATGTTAGCTATTTTTTTAAGTTCCTCAAGTTTGTCTGCTGGCTCTGCCAACCCCCCAACCGCACTAAACACGGTTAAGTTAGGTTTGTCTCCACTATAGATGCCTCTATGGACAATACTATTCGGTTTTAACATTCTAGATAATTGGTCAAAAGCTTCATCTAGACTTTTTTGAGGAATTTCGTTTAACTGTTCAGTTCCACCGATTATAACTCCAGCAGCAGTGTTGCCAGAGCTTAGGTCTACACCTCCAGTTAAAATATTATTTTTTAAATTTTCTCTTACTGCTCTTGATATAGATACTGAGTCCTTCCAGTCTTTTACTGGAGAAGCTCCAAAAACAATCAAACCAGAGTCTAAAAGGTTTCCATAGTCATTCGAATCAAAAGCTGAATAAGTACTGTCTTTAGCCGATGTGTGGTTGAACAAATGAAACAATCCAGCCATGCTATGATTAGAGACCTTCCAAAAATCAGCAACACTTAAATTAGGATAAAGTTTTCCAACTTTTTCATTATCTATCAGTATAAGAGGAGAGACGACCCCAGAAGCAACCATGTCATAAGCTTTTTTAAGCCCTTCGAATGCATTTGCATTTACTCTTTTGCCTTCTGAGTATTTTGGTAAAGCTAGTATTAAACCAACTTTTTTAGATTTAGATTTTATAGCAGTCTGCATTTCTAGAGCAGTATTAACCAGCGGCTCTAATGTTCCACTCCCAGTGCCTCCCCCTGCTCCAATACAAACGTATATTCTATCAACTTCATCCCCAAATGATCTTCTCATGAAGTCCAATACATCTTCTCTTTTGTCTTCAAACTTCTTTCTAGCTACTTCGGGATCTTTACCTGCCCCACCTTCGCCAAAGCAAAATTTGTTTTCTAGAGATATGGTATTTAAATCTTGCTGCGCCGTATTTATTGCAGCGACTCTCCTATACCCAAGGCCGTAAAAAGTTTCGGCTATTCTAGAGCCTCCTTGGCCAGAACCTATGAAAGCATTTTTGAAAGATACTAGACATTCATCTTTTACTTCGTTTCTAGTCTTGTCTTCTTCAATTTCTGGTGGCAAAAGTATATCTGGAAGCTCTATATCTACAGAGTCTCCATAGATAGATTGAACCACTTCTTGCTCGTTGCTATTACTCGTATTTTCTGGTTCTTCAGTCATTTTAAATTTTACTCGCCAACATTAGACTTGCTAGATAGAAATCCACAGAGTATTCTTCACTAATTTGATAGATATGTTTGACTCTATCATGGTTCTTATCTTTTGGATTATCTGCGTAATCGCCAATCTTGTCAAGCCATGCTTTTGGCTCTTCATTAGCTATGATTAGATTTGCAATAGAAGTACAAACTTCTTTCTGTTCTTTTTTAAGTCTTTTTACAGAATGTCTAGCTCTCAAAAATGATTGAACTTTCTTTTCAAGTTCTTGAGCCAGCAACATGTTGTCTTTTATCTTAGAGAAGTCAAACTGCTCAGAGGCGACAGACGGATTTTCTTGAGGTTCACCGCCCGAATCAACAGGTCTGCCATTTTCTTTTGGCATCTCTTCTGGGCTTTTGTTTTCATCTGATGGGTTAGGCTTGGCCCCTCCGATGACTGGTTGGTAGTATCCCTTTTCTTTCTGGTTGACAAAATCCTGCTGAGACTCTAAAGACTGGTCTTTCGTTGGAAGCCTATTACTTTCCAAAGCCTCTACTATCTCGTCAGCAGTGAGTACACCTAGTTCATAAAGTCTCGTATATATTCTTTCTTTAGCCACGTTATCCCCAAGACTTATCTCATCGTAATAAGGAGTAGGGTAGTTTTTTAAGTTCAGAGCCTTAGCTACTCTTTTGATCTCAGGTTTTATAAAGTAGTTTAAAAACGCTTCTCTACCAGAGTTGAGTCTAGATAAGAATAACTCTACCTTGCTAACCAAGTTAGAGAATTTTTCCCCACCAACTAAAATATTATTTAATCCTAAGTTTATGTCTCTATCGAATATTTCATACTTTCTTGGGTCCATGAGGTCTGCCACTCTTGGAACAACGAACTCCGCTTTGGTTGTGTAGTCTGAAATGAGAACTCTGCCGACAGATTCGTTTTGGAAAAGTTCTTGCATTGCTGCTAAATTTCTTTGATTGATACCACCCTCGTCAGGAGGAGCTCCCATCGTCACAAGTAAAACTGCTTGCTGGATACATCTTCCTATAGCCATATCCATTTGCTTGAGCTCTTGCTTAAAATTTAGATCCATTAAAACTGGATAACCCATCGGTACTGCAAAGGGTTCGTAATCCTGCTTTTTATAAAACACTGCTATAACTTTATCTGCCGACAAAGGTATCATCAAAGACTGATCTTTTTTAGAACTTTTTAAAGATTTTTTACTTTCCTCTGGAAGCGAATTTAAAAAATCGTAGTCCTCTTCTGTCGTGGGATTTATTAATCTAGACTTTTCATACGCGGATAAAGTCTTGTAATAACCTCCATACGCACCAAAGTTCAAAGAGCCAGTTAACCTAAGATCTGCTGGGTTTAAAAATAAATATTTAGTTGGTAAATTAGTTGTATCAGCAACGGACTCCTCTAAAGATGCAAAAGTTTGAGTTATCTTTTTAACATCCTCCTGACTCATCTCTGACTCAAGCCTATATATAAATACATTCCCAGATCTATAATACTCTCTAAAAAATTTATCTTGTATATCCCAAATTCCTATTTTTTTGAGGTAAGCATCAAAGAAGTTTCTAGACTTTTTAGAACCTCCTTTGAAATAAATGCTTCCGCTGGAGAATTCAGTCATTAGATCTATTACGTTTCTAAATTGAGAAAAATTATAATAGGCTTTTTGACACAAAATTACAGAATCTCTAATTTCTAACAGAGAGTTGTTATTGTAATTTGCAGAGTACTTCCAAGGTATTAAGCCATCGTCAATATTTTTGTAAGCATCGGTACGGTGAATAGAAGAAGCAGCATTTCTTCTAGTTCTGGTTCTTGAAGTGCTTAAATTAGCACTAGACTCATAAGCCATCAATGGCTTTACGCCGTTATCTTCGGTCTTAGGCGGGTTAGGTTTTTGAGGCTTTTTTCTCATTTTATAAAGTATATTACACTATTTTATATTAATCTTGGTTGAAAAGTGTGAGAAATTTCTTCTTTCTGATTTTTCGTGTCATTGTAGCATTTTAAAGCCCAATTAGCTAGCATTAATGCTGTATAGTTATCTCGTCTAGCTCTGTTTACACTGGTCGATCTTTTTAGGTGTTGTGGCAAATCAAATGTCTGAGTTCCTTTTGCAGTGCTTTTAACTTCTATTAACGCACACTGTTTTTTAGTTTGGTATACTAGTATATCTTGATTTTCTATCAGTTCTCCTAAATTTTTAATATCTTTGCTAAAATTAGACATATCTATGTTTAAAAACGCTTGTCTATTAAAAGATTCTCCATTAGCAGTTGCCCTTGATGCGAACCATATTTTTTTATAATCTATACAAGCCTGTAAGTGCTCATTCGCCTTTCTCAAAAAATCGCTAGTAAAATTCTGCTTAAAACAGATTTTATGGTTTTCTTTATTCAGATCAAGCTTTAATTTTCTTATTTGCTTTCCGTATTCAATTCCATCTTTAGTGGAGTCAAAATCGATAAATTTTAAATTAATATTGCTTTTCAGGAAATTGGTTGACTCATTGCAACTATCTAGAAATTGATATCCTGCATTATCAATGCACACCATAGCAACGTCAAAGTTTGTATAAACATAATAAAAATAATTTATATGGTCTTTTAAATCCCCTCCAGCCACAGCATAATTATGAACTAATGTTCCTTCGCCAGTGTCCTGATCAACCTCCAGTACAGCTATTGCAAAATAGTCAGAAGAAGGACTATTACTAAAACTTGGATCGATCCCTATGATATACTTACATCCCTTCTTCCCTTTGATTAAAGTAGTTGGTTCTTCACCATCTGGTATAGTACATTGGTGCATTTTTTTAGCACTAAAATAAGAATCAGAACCGTCTGTAAATTGAGCGCAGTACTCTCTTAAAAAAGAAGAGTGTGAAGACCCACCTGTTTTTGCTTCCTCAATTACCGTTTTATCCACCATCTCTTCGGGCAACGCTTCATAACTCATTTGAGATATAAAGTAAGAAGCTTCAGAGGGTTCTTCAGACTCTATTTTGCTGTACCATTCTTTGTAGGTTTTGAAAAGGTTTTCGAAAGTGTAGCTAGCAGAGGACAAGGCTATCATCTTGGAGGTATTTTCAAATACAAATCTTTCCTCCTCCTTCATTTTACCTTCTTTTATCAACTGGTCTTCTATCTCCCTTATCTCTAATCTCTCTTTCATGTTTTGAGGTGCGACCAAAAAAGGCATTAAAACCGTATTCACCAACTCTTCTGGCAACAGTAAAAACTCGTCAAGGACTAGTATGTTCGCTCTAAAACCACGAATCTTTTCCCCGTTCAAAGGAATGGCTGTTATAGTACCACCATTTATCTCCCACTCGTATTGATCATTTCTCTTAGAAGGCTTTGCTGAAAAGGCTTGAGCTAAAAGATTAGCACCTTTGGATTTAACTATTTTTTCTAAATTATTAAATATAAATCTAGCAGTACGAAAGGTAGGTCCAGCTATTAATATTTTAGTACCTGGTTCAAATATGCATTGTAAAAAGCAAAAGACCGAAGCTATGAAAGTTTTTCCGCAGCCACGGCCCCAGACACACATTGAAAAATTTCTATTAAGCATTCCTTTCAACGTCGCCTCTTGATATGGAGCTAGTTTTATACCCGATATCAACTCGGTAGTAAAAGACAGGTTGCCTCTAAGAAACTTAGCTAATGAAATTTTAGCCTCCTTGTCTTCTAGCTCTCCTTTTAGACTCATTAATTCTTCGTTTATATCGAAGAGCTCTTTCTTGTATTTGTCTGGGCAAAAAATCATAGGATTTTTTTATCGTAAGCTAATTGAAGGTCTATTTCTTTGTAAATACACCCACTAAAAAATATTTTTTCTATAACTCTCACCGACTCTTTTCTACCATTTACGAATAAAAATTGAACGTGCTCATATTTTTGTATTATTTCTCTAACTTTATGAAATATGTATTCTGGTGTGGCTTTTATTTTTTTTGATATATGAGGGAGGTGTCTGAAAGATAAGGCTCTATTTAGATTCTCCTCAACAACTACTATTAAGTTGGCGTCGTCTTCTTCAGCGCGTTCTATCTCCTTACAGAACCTTTCATGATTTAGGACGCTTATAGTGGATATAAAATCAGCCAATGACTTTCTCTCTATATAGCAATTACAAGTTAAAGACTTGTTACTTAAAGCGTAGTCTCCATATTTTAAAGCTTTTGCTTCAGATTCTAAATTGAACTTTAGAGGCATTTGCTCTCTAGTATCTATATATACTTTTAGATCATCTATCTGCTTATGCTTTGAATCTTCTTTTATACTTTCTACTTTTTTAAATTTATTTTTCAAACCTAAAGAAGAACACATGTCGTAATAATCATCAAAATACTTTTCGTAAGTTAGTATGGACGGGGTCATCAGAGTCCTAAGCTCTATCTGACATGGTGAAAAAGTTAAATTCTTTTTTTCTTTTCTTTTTTCTATTATTTTTTTAAGGTACTCTCTGGATTTATCTAAAGGCTGTTCTTGCAACCACTTTCTTTGGTTTATTCTAGAATTAAAGTCAGAATCAAAATAGTGTCTTTTGTCTTTAAATTTTATTATTTCTCCAGTATACATATCATGTCTAGGGAAATATTGCTGATAATACGACGCCATCCTAAGACCATGAGCTTTGAGATGAGAGTGTAATCGCCTCTCGGTTTCGAACTCTTTGCCACAAACCTTGCAAATAAAAGACATATAAAATTACCCGTTTAAAATTTCTTCCTCACTAATCCCAAGTATTCTACATTTTATTTCATCCATACTAGAAAGTTTATCAACCTCTTCTTTCGTGGCTTCTTTCCTAAGCTGCGCCAACTTTAACATTTTTTTCCTACTCTCTTCGTTCTTCCACATTTCAACCAAATTGAGTATGCTCGCAGAATCTGATTGTCTTTTTTTAAGTCTATCGCTACGCTTTTCCTTTAAATCATTAAGTAAAGTTTGCTGTCTTTTTACCGATTGATTGTATTCCGTTTCCACTTTGCCTATTATCTCAACCAAGGACATAGAAGCTCTCCCGTCAGCTTCTTGCATCGACTCTCTCAAAAGAATGTTTAAATCTTCTTTTCTTCTTTGTATGTCAGATGCAATTACAACTTCAGAAGCTAGTATTATGTATTGATCAACCTCCTCCTCTGTTAAATCTGGTTTATCATGAGTATATCTTATAAAAGTTGACTCAAACAAATCCCTCTCAATCGAACTTTGTATAGAATTTATCTGATGGATGAACCTATACGAGTTAACATAGCTCAGTAGAGCTTCTACTCCGTGCTTTTGGGACGGGGTTATTTTTTCTTTATCAATTGAATCGCTGATGTATTTTTGTATCCTTGAAACCATTTTATCAAAAGACTTGGGAGGTTTAAAGGCGGACGGCGATTGTGGTAATTCTTGACTAGATTCAAAAGGTTCGTCATTAGTTTGTATTGAGTCTATGTACTCTTTTACTGTTATAGCCTCTATACTCAGATTTGTTAAAGTATTATCCTTGAATAATACCTTAGCAACCTCCACATAAGTCATTAAAGTGAAATTATTATTTATAAATTCTTTTTGATCTGAGGTTAGATCCGCTCTTTCTTTTTTGCTGTAGACAGAAGTGGTCTTTGGCTTTAAATCCCTAGAGGCTAAAAATTGTTTAATAGCACGACCCTCCTTACTTCTGCCATCTATACTCTCTTGATCTGGAAATAACAACTTGGTAAGATCTTGAAGGGATGGGGGCTCACCCTCGGAATCGTTCCAAGCCTTTATTATTGCATCACCTTGTTCTTTATTTAATTTCATAGATCTAACTTGTCGCTATCTAAAAGATTTTTCGCTTTGTCTAAAATATTTTTTTTAATATTTTTTATTTGCTTGTAACCTGGTTTCCTGTCTTTTTCGGAGGTTTTATATCCCATTAACTTGGCTGCTTCTTCCTCGCTTTTATTTTCAATATAAAGCAGTATATAGACTTTCCTTTCTAGAGGTTTCAAATGCTTTACGATTTCTTTATGAAATTTATTAAGCACCCCTTCTATGTCGTTGTATTTTTCTAAAAACTTGGAGTTTATTTCGTGAGTATGATATTCTAAAGGCAGTGTTAGCTTTACATTATAAGCTGACTTTTTACTTTCACTCCATCTTTTGTACACAGCGCATTCTACTGATTCGTTTGTAAATATCATGCATAAACCATTACCTTCGTAAGCAGCGCACTTTAAACATGGTTTTGCAAAATTAGAGTAATTGTTTCTTATTAAGTTCTTTATTTGGTTTGAAATTATCCTATTAAGCCAAGGCTCTAGTGGTTTTTTAGGATCGTATTGATGCCATTTCTTATATATATGAATCCTCAGAATTTGAGACACGTCATCATAGTCAAGCCATGATAAAGACTTTAGCTTCCACTTAGCCCTTCTTTTTCTTATCTCATTGTCTATTCTATCTATAGACTCTTCAAAAGATGGCTTTTTAGGAGGTCTCCCTCTTTTTTTAGCCATTAGGTTTTATGGCCCCAGCTTCTCTTCTAAAAGCTTCGGCAACTTCTTCCGCTGAAGCATTTTTCCCCCCGTATGTTTGAGATGGTCTAGGGACGGCACTGTTTATGTCCAACGGAGGAGATGACTGTCCTTTTGACTCCTCTATCAAACTAGATAGTGTGGTGCTTTTATTTTGGAAGACTTGAGAATCGAAAGCTAAAGACGAGATGTCGGGAATCTTAAAAG